CCCAGGTATATCGGGTGCTTCATCAAGTAATCTATCGTATTCTAAACGCACTTTATTCACAAAATCTAAAACGTCTTCACGATATTTCGTTTCGAGTGACAATTCCATATCAATGTTCCTATAAAATTTTGAGTATTGGATGGACATGACCGAGTGTGCTTCCATCATACGTGAAGAATTGTTAAACTTTGATATCGATGTAAGTATACCCGCAATAACATTCATAAACGCGAAAAAATATTGAAAAATAACAATTTTTTGTTTTTGTTCGGTCGACATGTTTTGATCATTAGGACTTAAAACCGCAAACCCACCAACACCCGTAATACTCGATATAACTATACATGGGTACGATAACCAATCGTTTTGTTTCTTATAAAACATACGCGCGTGATTATGTAACCATCGATACCCGGCAGCCTTTTCGGCCCATCGGATTAGGAGCTGTTCTTGTTTTGGACACCAATGATGTTGTTCTGGTACTTCTCCCATTACTCTTTCTTAGAAAATAAATAGGCATACTCACGGGCCTGTGTATCAACACACTCGTTCTTTTCGTTTCCATTGTGTGCCTTGACCCACTTTATATCAACAAAATCAATTTTACGTAACAAGTATAACATGTATATCCATAAATCCTTATTCTTTACGGGTTCACCTTTACTCGTTTTCCAACCGTTACGTTCCCAGTTTTTAGACCACTCGAGTAATCCCATTTTTACATAGTTACTGTCGGTATATACAGTTACGGTATCGTGTCCTAATTCTATACACTTCTCGAGTGCTTTTACGACCGCGGTCATTTCCATTACATTGTTCGTGGTTACTTTAGCACCACCTCGACCTATAAAGTCGTCTATAATATATGCCCAACCACCGGGACCGGGGTTTCCTAAACAACTTCCATCTGTGTAGACTTCTATCATATTTACTAGTATATGTGATAAAATCTTTATATTTCAACAACGTGTTCCTTTTTATATGGAAAACAGTAATAGTAACATTTAACCACGGGATTAAACAATATATATGAACCACACACAGTTCCAAAAATTATTAAGAATGTATATATAGGTTCCATTTATACAAAAAAGGACTTAAAATTTTAAGCCTATACTAAACCAAATGGATTGGGATCCAGTTATTATTCGAGGTAAAATCGACAAAACACGAGAAAAAGAAAAATACGTCAAGTTCATGGGTCAGGAAATTAGGTTACCGAAACGGGGTCAATATTCGGGAAAATCACCGGAACAAAAGCTCGAAGAAGCCGAATTAGCTGGAACATACAAGAAAGTCAGTAAAGAAACAGGATTAACGATCCAACGGGCACGCGTTGCAAAACAATATACACAAAAAGATCTCGCGGGTCTTATACACGTATCAACAGATATTATCTCTTCATACGAATTAGGTAAATCAATTCCGGATCCTAACGTTATGCAAAAATTGCGTCGAGTTCTGGGTGTTAAACTTTAAAATTTGGTCTAAATTTTAATTTTTAAATTGTAAATTTTATTTATTTTTTAAATTTTTAAACGCTTAATAGACGCTTAGTTGGAGAACGCGAGGCCACCCATACCCGATTGGATTCTGAGGACGTTGTAGTTCGTCGCGAACATGTTAAGAGTATTCTTGGTGGAATCAGTTCCTCTTGGAGACCCGGTACCCTTGACCGAAATGGAAACTTGCGCGTTGTCGATTCTGGAGAAGTTACAGGTACCCGTTGGTTGATGCTCTTCTGGCTTGAGCGCAAAAGAGTACGAGTAGATCCCTGGCATTGGGGAGGAGGAGTGGTGGACGAATGGTTGGACGGAGTTAAAGTACTTACCGCCTTGTTCCTTGAATCTGTCTTGACCGTTGAGGACCAACTTGAAGCTTTCGAGTGGACCCGAAGTTTCTTCATCGAATTGCGTGAGGCCATACAAGGCTGGCGCACCCGCGGCATTTGGGGCAATCGCGACGTTAGAGTCGGCGACCGACGCCATGGCGGAAGACACTGTGACCGAGGTGTCGGTAAAGTTCCACACACCGTTCGCGTCACCAACAACGTTGGAGGTTTCAGTGGTACACCAGACCAATTCCTTGACTGGGTGGTTGTACGACAATCTGATTTGCTTGGTCGAACCGGGAGCAGCCAAAGAGTCCGAGCCAGTGTGTTGGACTTGTTCGATCAAGTATTCGTGACCCTTTTGCGCAAATCGTCTGCGTTCTTCAGTGTCAAGGTAGATGTAGTTACCCCACACCTTCAACGAGTCGAAGAGACCGTACGTGGACGCCAAGTCGATGTCAATTCTGACTTCGTGGTATTGCAAGGCAATCAATGGCAAGGCCAATCCTGGGTTTCTGTTAAAGAAAAAGATCAATGGCAAGTAAACCTTTTCGTTGTCAATAGTCGCCGAAGTCATCTTACCGTAGTTCAACTTCGCGGATTCGTCCAAGTACAATTCCGCGTACAATCTCCACCACTTTTGGTAGTGCTTGTCGATTCTTTGACCACCGATGGACAATTCGACAGTGGAGATCGCGGCTTCCGCGATCCACGCATCTTCAGTAATAGTTGGTGCAGTATTGCATGTCAATTCGATGTACATGTCCGCGATCAAATCACCATTTCTGGCGACCGTGACGGAAACGCGGCCACCAGCCGTGGCAGTACCGTTGACAGTTTGTTCGATGTTTTCCATCGCGAAGTTAGTGTGGCGTTTGTAAACAGCCTGGAAGAAAGTGACTTTTGGGTTACCAGTCAAGTAGACATCTTGGGCGCCGTAGGCGACGAGTTGCATGAGACCACCGGCCATATTGTTTGTTTTTGTACTATAGGCAGAGATTTTTTTTTCGGGTGAGACCCGCGAAAAAACCCGACCCTATTTTTCCTGGTATATATAAATGACCGATCAAGAAGAACCCCTTCTTGAACCAAATGAAGAAATCGAAGAAATTGAAGATGAAGAATCTATAGTCGATGATCTTGATCTTGACCTTGAAATGCTAGATGATGATGATGATGAAGAATATATGATGGATATGGGTGGACTCTTAAGTTCGGTCCTCGCCACCGAAGATGGTGATACCGTATGTTCCGCACTGGTAAATATTTCCAGACAGATGGAAGTTCAAAACAAAATTCTTATAAAAATGTTATCTCAGATGCAAAAAAATTAACTTAGAAAAATAATCCGTATGTAATAGAAGAAAATGGACGATACACATTATATCAGTTCTGATGCAAATCCACGCGAATCGAATGCTATAATGTGGTCCAATCAAATTCAATCACTTAATCCCGAAGAGTTTATGCACCTTCTATCACAATTAGAAGATATGTGGGACATAAACACTACGGATAATAGTATGATATCGTTCCAACTTGGATATAAAAACTTTATAAATCCTCAGGACCTCGACCCTGAAACGGGATTACCCGTTCGGTTTGACGTTGAACTTGTTTCTGGAAACCATAAACGCTTAAAAATGCAGTTGGGACAAATGTATCATCGGGCTGAAGTTTTAAAACTTTTAGATACCGAAGACGATGAAGATATGAAAATATCCATGCGTATAAATCGTCTTATTGATCAGGTCGACGATGCATGGCAAATTATTTTTAGAGCGGCGCGTATACACGAACGTATCAATAACCCGACGTATGTTCCTATAAACCCAGAATCAGATCCATCTATTTTTAGGTGTTCGACCATGGAAAAGGTTGAAGAACTGGCACCATACCAACAGGCAATTCTCGCGTGTTTACAAAACCTTTATGAAACGAATGTTAAAAGATACAAGGGGTACTGTTGTACACAAATCAAGACTGAAGATGGTAAAGATACACGTGCATGGAAACAGGTCGAAACAATACAGGATTATGTTTATGGGGTTGCGCAAAAAGAAACACGATATGAATTATGGAAAAATTTATCGAGTCGTGGATCGGCATATAACGACGTTATTCGACATTTAACACACTGTAAAGATATGCAGTTTCCAGATATTATTAAAAATAGACACGTCTGGTCGTTTAAAAACGGTATTTTTATAGGTAAAGAGTGGTCTGCACAAACAGGACTCTATGAATCGAACTTTTATACGTACGAGTCGCGTGAATTTAAAAATCTTGATCAAACCGTTGTAAGTTGTAAATATTTCGATAAGGAATTTACGAATTACGAACACCTCGAAAACTGGTATGATATTCCAACACCCTTTTTCCAATCGATTCTCGAGTACCAAAAGTTTGATTCAAATGTATCTAAATGGATGTATGTTATGGGTGGTCGTTTATGTTTTGATGTGAATGATATAGATACATGGCAAGTTATACCTTTCTTAAAAGGTATTGCGCGTTCAGGTAAATCGACGCTTATCACCAAAGTGTTCCGTAAATTCTATAACGCCGACGATGTACGCACACTTTCAAATAATGTTGAAAAGAAGTTTGGATTATCATCCATTTATGATGCATTCATGTTCATAGCCCCAGAAGTAAAAGGTGATTTACAACTCGAACAAGCTGAATTTCAGTCTATTGTATCTGGTGAAGACGTATCCATCGCGGTAAAACACGAAAAAGCTAAATCATTCGAATGGTCTACACCTGGTATACTCGGTGGTAACGAAGTTCCAAACTGGAAAGATAATTCAGGTAGTGTTTTGCGTCGTATTCTTACGTGGAACTTTGGTAAACAAGTCAAAGATGC